TTTACCTTAACTTTAAATCCAGCGTTTTGTAAAATAGATAAATCAGTTCTACCACCAGCAGATGTTTTACGTTGTTTAGATGCTGGGTCAGGATATATAAAGATTTGCATTTTAGAACCATATCTATCTCTTATTTCTTGCACCATTTCATCAGTATTAGAACCATAAATAATTATCTCATCTACAAAATAAACTTTATCTTTTTCTATTTGTCCAACACAAGCTGACATTGGGTCTACGTTAAAGTCCATTCCTATATGTAAAGGCTTTTCCCAATCTATTTGACGTTTAACAACATTATCTACAGGGTGGAAGTTATAATAAACACTACCAGCATAGTTCTCAAACGTACCCTCAAACTCTTGTCTAAAAGTTCTAATATCAATATCTTGTTTAGCTTGTTCTATTTCCTCAGGTGTAACCATACCACCCTCAATAGTCGTATATTGAAAAGACTCCCAATCGTTATCTTGTTTACCTTTTAAATATAATTCATAAGACCAATTACCATAACCTTTAGGAGTACCACAAAATAATACATGGCCTAATCTATCAGATATACTTGCTCTTAATACTTCATACCAAGTCTTTTTATTTATATCTGCAAACTCATCTAAGATTAAAAAGTCTAATCCTGTACCTCTAAGTGAATCATAGTTATCAGCACCCTTTAATGATATTTGGCTATTTGTTTTTCTAATAGTTATTGTCATGGTAGTTTCGTTTATATCCTCAATCCAATTAAATTGATTAAGCATTTCTTTGAGAGTTCCCCAAACAATCTCTTTGGCCATTTTAAATGTAGGTGCTACATACCATATCTTTCTATTTGGTTGACAGGCATATTTCATCATCTCAGTTACAGCTAAGTAAGTCTTACCAAATCTACGACCTGATATTAAAACTCTAAACCTTGATTTACTTGTTGAAACTTTATGTTGGTGTTTCGTTAGTGTTATTTTCATTACAAAAGTAAGATATATATAATTTGTCTTGTTCGAATTTTTCTTTAAACTCGTTTGTTACTTTAATTGTTACAGTAGCACCAGCTTTAGTACAATCTGTCCATGTGTTAAATTTGACAGGGTGTACTGCTGGAGTATTACAGAATCCTGTTATTGCAGAGCAGATTGTATAAGCTAAAACGAATTTCATTATTTCAGTATAAGTTTTTTAATAGATTTTGCACCTAAATAAATTTCTGTTTCTGCTTTACTTTTGATACATTGATATTCAACATTTGAACCTGAATTAGTACGCATAGCAATTCTTTTACCTTTTAAACAATTACTCATAGATTCTTGTATTCTATGTTCTTTTATTTCGCCATTAACTATCATTAATAATGCTACCACTACTTCAATCATGGCCATTACCATTTGCAAAATCTCTTTGCTTATCTTTTAATTTTTCTACATCTCTTTGTAGTTTTTCAACCTGATCTTTAAGAAATTCAATATTAACTTTGTTAGTCATGTTTTGTTCTTGTGTAGTTTCTAATTTTTCTACAGTTTTATATAAGTCCTCAATAAGCATAAACTGTTCTTGATCTATTGGTTTCTGTGTACTTGCCTCTAGTAAATCTTGCTCAAATAATTGGTTCTTAGTTTCTAAATTATTAACTCTTTCGATCACACCAAAATAAGCCCAAACACCTACTGCAACTGTACCTATAATAGCAATTAGATTTCTTAATGGTAAAGCAACAGAAGTGTTATCTGATATTTTCATATTTATTTTCTATTTTTATTAGTTGTTCATATATCGCAGAAGTTAATCCAGGTGGAGAGGTTATAAAATCGTGTTCACTCTTTACACACCCTGTTATTAAAATAAATATAGTTAAATATTTCATAGTGGTGCTACTAAAAATGTTAATAAAATAAATGCAATAATGATACCACCTGTAAAATAATAGTTCATATAAGCATACTCCATATTAATTACTTCTCTTTATTAAGAAGTTTTTAAAATCTATTTCTAACTGCTTAATTTTTTCTTCAAGTCTTTGCAGTTTATCATTTGTAACAATTGTATTACCTTTGTTTTTCTCTATATTTAACAATAAATGATTTTGATTTTCTTGTATTCTAGCAATGTAAGTTTTAAAGTTATAAAGATGAGTATCGTTTATTACAGTAATCTCTGCTTTATTTTTATTAATAGTTTCAGTTAGACTTACAATATATTTAACTCCTGTAAATGTACCAACAATAACAGATGCTATAACAGGTACTAATACAAAGTTCTTTTTAAGTAAGTCTGAAACATTCATTTAGCAACTTTCCCTTTATTAATACCTTTTTTAATTACATATTCTTTAGTGCCATTTGCACCATGATTTACTTCTCTTTTTAAATTTATAAATAGTTGCATCTCTTTCCATTTCTTTTGACTATCCTTAGTAAATTTATCTAAAATTTTAGTATCTCGCATATCAATCCTTTGGAAAATTCATTCTATTGTCAGGAGATTTTACATTAATATTTTTCTTCTTTTTAGGTGCATCTGAGATAAATCTATCAAATACATAACCCATAAAATCATCTACCATTCCAAACATTTTATTAAAAAATTTATCTATCATATCTTAAACCCTTTTTTCCATGATTGAATTGCCCAATATGCAGGAGATAAATTCTTTTGACCTTTTACTTTAGCCAAGATTGGTCTGAATCTTGCAAAGAAACTTCTTTGTCTAGCTGGTATATTCTTCTTGATAGACATAGTTTTAGAGCCAAAGTTTACTTTTTTAACTCTGCCTGTACTTCTGTCTTTTACGAATACTTTAAACTTCTTAACATCTCCTCTTGATGGTTTATTAAGTTTTACAGTTTTGTTTTTATATTTAGCCATAAATGGCTTTTATCATAATAGGTATTAAATTTAAACTATTGATTATGCTCTATTAGTTTTCTTAAATCTTTTGCTATTGTTAATGCTTTATTTAATTTTCTTAAAGCTATATCTCTTTGTATTTTAGCTTGATCGCACTCTGTTCTAGCTTGATCTCTTTGTTCTCTTAATTTTAAAAATGTATTCTCTCCAATTATATTACTTTCCTTGTCCACGATATTTACCTTTTCCTTGTTGTCTGCGTTTATGTTTATTTAATGTACTTGTTATTGGTCGTCTACCAATAGAAGTTCCTTTTTCTGTTTTAGTGTATTCGATTGTTGCACCAAATAGATTACCTTTTTTTTTAGCCATTTACCTCATCAGCTTTAGCATCAATGATTAATGGTAGTGGTTCAACAATATTTTGAGTTTCGATTTTATCTCGCATATTTAATTCTTGTTTAGATAACCAGATAAGAAGTTTATCATTACCCTTTAAGGCTTTCTCCCATAGTTTCTTTCTTAAACTAGCTTTACCAATGTTTTTATTTTCTGCTACTAGATCGGCATATCGTCTTTGTAGTGTTCTAGCAGATATTCCTACAACTGAGCCTATTTCTTCTTGTGTACAGCCTATCTGACTAAGTTTTGCTATAACATCTTTATCTAGTTCTTTCTTGGGTCGCCCAATAGATTGTGTCTTAATTGTGTCTTTTGTCTTAATTTTGTCGTTTTTCATAATCTTATGTTTCTATCTTTTTCATCTCTTTTATGCAACCAATAGGAAAGACATTTCTATCACTAAAAGATTCTTCATTCTCATCATAACTTGCAAATGTTTTTAGATATTTTTTATCTTTAGAGTAAACATATCCTGTAGTTGTCATTAAAGATGGTTTCATATTATCAAATTCTTTTATTCCAGCATGGCCTGAATCTCCAAGAATATCCCACCATTTTATCTCGTAAAAATAATATTTGTTATTCGATATTGAAATGTGTCTAAATTTTGACTTTTTTTTGACCATTTAATGCTTCTTACTATTATCGCTTTCTACTATAGCTTTGTAAAATTCAAGTTGCATCTTTAACCTTTTATTTTCAATAGACAGAATAATCAATCTTTTTCTTACAAATTTAAAAATCCTAAGTATAGCAGACATTAGTAAGCCTTAATTGGTTCATCTTTAAATTTATGTTTTAGGTATTTTTTACCATTTTTTTGCAGAACATTATAAGCACCCTCAGTTCCAACTTTTTTATACCCACTATTCACAACCTCATCTTTGATAGACCTAGTATTTAGTATATGTGTATTAGTATTGTTATTTAGTACTTGTTGCGATAGGTGGTTGGTAGGTGGTTGGTCAGTTTCTACATACTGATATTTGTCATAGTTTATAAGGTTAATAATCGTTACTTTTCGGCTAGGGTGGTTAGAGGTAGGCTGAAGCTGGTGGACTCTTGTGCCTATCATTTTCTTACGCACAAGCCTTAGTATAAAAGTTCTCATCTCACTATAACTCATAGCAAATCTCTTAGCAGTAATTCTTAAAGGCATAATCATTTCCCCTCTACGAACAAATATTGGATTTTCTAAAAACCTTAAAGTCTTATCTTGGTGTGATGCTGAACTAATCATATAAATCCAACAACTAGCTTGTAATAAGTTTTTAAATGTAGGGTCTTGGAATATTGATCTATAACAGATAAAATATCCTGATTTTTTTGATGCCATTACTCACTCTCTTTCTCGATCATCTCGATTAATTGTTTTTTTGAATATCTATTTAATAGAGTCTTAATTATATTTGTGGTCTTTTTTTGTTTCTCATATTCTTTAGCTTTATTACTAGATACAACCTCAAAATGTTCATCTCTCATTTCAGCCATTGTTCTCTCCTTTTAGGTTAAAAAAATCATTTACTTGTTCTAAACTTTTTATTTCTTTTAAAGTCCTATGTAATAATTCTTGTTCAGTTCCATAACGAGCCTCAAATTGTTCTTTGCAATTATGAATACTAAAAGACCCGACATGGTGGCTTGGACACAAAGGTATGACTTCATAGTGACTTGCTCGTTGTCCAAAACCAATATTACCTTTACCATCTCCACGATTTCTAATGTGATGGCAGATTGCTGGACGCTGACAAATTAAACAACCCAAAGAGGAAACTAAAGCCAGATGTTTTTTTTCTTTTTTACTTGCCATACAATTCCATTCTTACCATTAATAGTTTTTCTTTTATATCCACTATCTTCAATTAAATCTAAAAGTTGTAACTCTCTCACTCTAGCACAAACAGAACTTAATGGTATTTCCAACTCTCTTGAAATCTCACAATTGTTTAGAGGTTTTAATTTTATAAGTTCATGCACTTGCTGTCGTTTGGTTTTAATTTTTGGTTTAATATCAGCTAGTGCCTGTTTAGATGTTTCTGTGTAATTACAAGACTCGTAATCAGTATCAAATATATCTAGTTGCTTCATACATTAGCTTTCAATAATTTAATTGTTTCTTCGATCTTCTTTTTATCTTCCTGATTTTTTATAATTAATTCTTTAAGTTTTTTTACATCTCTTGATTTAATTATATAATCAAAATCATCTTCTATTTCATATAATACAATTTCTGTTGCCATTTCAGAAACTACCCTCTTTGGTATATCTTTCGAATCTTTATGAATCATATCAGCATCATAATAATTTGAATTTTGAAATTGTATTTTAAGATTAACTTTTTCAAGAAGTTGATTTACTTCTCTTAAAGTTCCAACCCAACTACTTTTTTCTGTAATTAGTTCGTGTCCTATATTTATTTTTTTCATTTTTATCTCTCCTTATTCTATGATTGGTAAAGTTAAATTATCTCTTAGATATTTATATCTTCCAATATTTAAACTAAAAGCATAGCCAGAATTTCTTAGTTTGTAATGACTAATTCTTTCTTGGTATTTATAATCTTCATTTTTAATTAATGCTTTTGTTAATTCATCATCAGTACCTTTTTTTAATTTACTAATATTAGAATTATAAACTTCATCATTAGTTGCAGTTCTAACAAATAATGGTTTGTAATTGATTTCATTATTATGTTCTCTCCATTTTTCATAACTAACTAAAGTGTAAGAAGTAATAAACTCAAATTGTGCTGATCGTAAATTTTTAAAACCAGCATCAAAAGATATTCTTCTACTACCTATTTTTTTTATTTGAACAATCTTACCAGCAGAAGTTCCATACTCCATTCCTGTGTAAGAATCTAAAAGTACATAGTCGCCAACTTTTATTTCTATTCCGTATTTATCTGTTTTCATTTTTATCTCTCTTGTTATGACCAGCACCCAAGTAGAGAGATGACTTGGGAACTGATCGGTTAAGTATATGATATGAAAATAAATACTTATGTCTTTCGACTCTCTCGTTATATATTTTTTTATTTATAATCATATCTTTAATTGATTCGTTTTTTATATTTGATTTGTTTAAATTGCAAGAATTAAAACACAAGTTGTTAAAATAGTCAAAAAAACTATATTTTATGCGATAAATAAAGCTATTGCAATTACAACCTAATTATAGTTAAATACTTAAATATGTTAATTAAAAAAAACACTAACAAACAAGGAGAGAGAATGAACACAAAAAAAGAACTAGGTAATAAATATTATAATTTATTATCTGATATTACATCTTACACAAATGATAGAAGCACTTTTGAATTTGAATTAGAAAGTGTTTTAAGAACTTATGTTCCAGCTAAAGTTTTAAAAGTATGGATAGCTAGAGCAGAAGAAGTATTAGAGCAACACGAACAAAATGAGGAGAGAGCATAATGAATAAATTAGGTAGATTAATTAGAGTTAAGTTTATTTGTACTGACGAGTTATTAAAAAAACTTTTAGGAGATTATCACTCTGAAGATCATTACAAAGAAATGAAAGATAAGTTTGCTAAAAAAGAATTAATTAAATTTAATCCTTTTGATAAACCAGCTTTTGAAAAAGAGTTATTAACTTTTAGCAACACTTTTACTTTTTTTAGTTATAAAGACTTTGCTGAAACTTTAAAAGAATATGAACAATTTACTGTTTTAAGTTATCGTATCACAGATAATAATTCTGATATTTTTAAAAGAAAAGAATACAGCGTTTGTTGGGCTTGTGATATTTCAGGTTTAGTTATGGATAAATGTTTTGAAGAATATGTAGATTTAGAACAAAGAAATTATCATGTTGAAAGAACTAAAGTTGGTGCAAAGTGGCCTGTTAAAAATGTTTATTATTATGGGAGTAGAATATAATGAAAAAAATAAATTTAAGAGGTGCTTTAAAAACAAAAGTTTTTAAATATAAAGATTACATAGTATTTAAAAGCAATACTCAAAATGATTATGAGATTTGGGATTATACTTTTAAAACACCTACAACTTGGTTGTGTTATATTTTTGAAAAATCTGAATATACTGTAGATAAAGCAAAAGCAAAAATAGAAGAATGTATAATCAATAATAGAATAGCAAGAGAGGAGAGTGCAAATGCTTAAAAAAATAGCATACTACACTTTAGGTTTTACTTTTTCAGTATTAAGTTTAACTGCAATCATGTTAGGTTGCTTACACGTTTGGAGTATATAATGATAGATAGAGATACAGATAAAGCTAGAGATTTAGCATTACTAA